CCCTAAGCAGTGTTTAGGCTGCTAAAGCGAACTGTTCGTCGTTTGCATTTACGTTATTTTCTTCTTTTTACATCGTTGCTGATGTGCTGTCCACTTCAATACTCCTGACCCAATCGATAGCCTGGTCACCCCCACCTAAATATACCTTATACACTTAGGTGGAGGTGGTGGGAGTCGAACCCACGTCTTGAATCTATTTTTATCTGCTTCATACAGCAATAACTTACAGTATATATTTATTCTTCGTGATCGTCAACCGCTATCCAACCAAGTTTAAAAAAGTCTTCTCGAATCTCGTCTGTGACTCGACTCTCGCCTACAAAATGATCTTTATACCAATAGTACTTGGTACGCTGTTCCTCGGTCATTTCTGCTAGTTCTGTTTCAGATGCATGATGTTGAATACCGGAACAATACCAGTCCATGTAATCACCTTGTTCACACATGTCTGCAACAATGCCACCTGCATAGCGCCATGAGCATCCGTAAGTCTCACCTTTTAACAAAGGCCAAACATCGTTCTTCTGCCACTCTCGATTGCACAACGCTGCGTAGATATTTTGTGCATAGGATTCACTGGCCTTGGCTTTGTCGCAAATCCATTTGGTGCTACGCAAGTCGTATTCAAGATTGTTCTGCTTGAACTCACTAGACGCTTCGCGCTTTTTTACCAAGTCATCCCAGGTGCGCTCACGCTTGACTGCCTCAAGATAGTCTTCGTCTTGATCAGGGTCGCCGCCCTCTTTGATTACATCATCTCGACGACATTGGCTGTGAAAGGTACCGCGTTGTGGGCTTGAGTTCATGGCGTATGTATTAAATGGTGCGCCCACTAGGACTTGAACCTAGGACCAATGGATTATGAGTCCACTGCTCTGACCAACTGAGCTATAGGCGCAAAATTATATTATACAACTATCCTAGATAATTGTCAATTGTAATTATCTAAAAACTTTTCCAAATCGCCGTATAGGTTAACTAACACAGCTTCACGGCTGCTAAAGAAAATTAGTTTAGCGACTCTTTGTTTTTCTACTTTGATGTAGTACGGCATTTGCAGTCTACGATCCAACTCCAAAATAGTTTTTTGGTTAAATCTGGACTTTGTCGGAATATCAAATTCGTAAAACTCTATCTCTAACTCTTTGACAAATGCATCATACCCATGTTTGGTTAACCGCATGCCACCGTTTTCTCTGAAGTTATACCACCAAGTTATCCTTGCCTGGTCCACAGTCCAACTACCTGGTGGCAGTTTCTCCACCAGTTGTCGGGTAAGCTCTACCTTATCGCGCACCTGAATAGATTTGTTCACCTTGTGTTAACAACACTACTGTGAACTTGTCTGTTTTAAATTGAGTATTCAACTTCTTGGCCAAATTAATAGCATGCCCTGGATTAGAGAATGATACCTTCTTGTACTTTGGTCCTGGATACTGCACCAAAAGGTTAGAAGTCTTAAGATTAATTGGCTTGTTGTCATAAAACACTGCCCACACACCTTCGCTGGCTAACACCTGTTCGGATTTATATGTTGCTTTGTCTGTTAGTTCAACAAGAACTTTTGGTTTAGGTCTACTCATAACAATATTTATCCAAGAAAACGGCGCAGTTTACTTAAACGTGCCGCCGTCCATGGAAACTTCTATCACTTCAGTAGCAGGTTTTGCAGCCATTTGTTCTCTGTAGCTTTGCAACTCTAGTAGAATTCTTGTAATCTCTGACGTCATTGCCTTAGCGTCAGACAACGGAATGCTCAAGTCTCTTAGTCCACGAGCTTCCGTGCCTTGTACCCGATCGATAAACTTTTGTAAGTGTATCATTGCTTTCTTACAAACGGTTTAAGATTAGGAGCGACCCAGCCTAGTGGTTTGAGTACTTTACCATCTTCACGTTTGCGGACCATACCTGTTTCGCTGTCAATTTTAGCAAAGTTAGTTTTCATAACCTCTTTCCAAGCACCTTCTGCATCTGCGCCCATGGAATGAATAGCACCAATAGTAACAACTAGAATGTCAATGAGCGCATCAAGGTCGTCTTCCATTGTAGTGGAATCTTCTAGTTCTTGTACTTCCTCTTTGATGAGGTTAAAGTAAAGTTTGTATTGTTCTACATTTTCGCCTGCTGTGGATTGACCACATGCTTGCATAAATTTTTGTTGATCCTTAAATGGATTGGTCATTTGCTTCTTCCTTTGTATGAAATGGTCCATGGTATTTGTAACGCTGTAGTGCAATCAACTTGGGATTCTGAATTGTTTTCCAATTCTTACCTCGTTGAATAGTGTACCATCCAGCAGCAAACCATGATTTGGATTTGTTAGATTTTGTAAACAACGGTAATCGATGTTTAACGTCCCAGATTGGATTGTAAATTCTACCAGCAGTTTCGTAACCGTGTACGTCACCTACCGCAGTTTTCTTTTTTGTTTTAGGAGGCTGCTCAAACACAATATTGTGTAGTTGAGTAACCATCTTGATAGACTTGTATTGCTGAATAGTATCGTTCAAGCGAACTTGGAATCCGCCGCTTTGACACGCTTCGACGTTGCCTATCTTTTTATCGTCTTGTTGTAGAATCCAAAACTGTTTATCAATTACTGGTTTAGCTACGATCATTTAGAACTCCTTTATATGTTTCATTCATCCAACGGCTAATTGGATCTGCAAACTCGCTTAACTTGTTAAGCTCAAATTTACCACAGAACTTGAGAAAGTGCATGCCAACTTGACCAACATCTTTGTGGCTAATTTGCTCTAGGATAGCTGCATCAACAGTTGCTTTGATATCATCGGGTTGAGCAGTAAGATCAATCAGTGTACGATTACGTTCATAGTCATCGAGCACCTTGTGTTCTTCTTCATTGTGGTCAGTCCAACGTTGCAACATGAGATTGTTCCAAGAATATCCTTTTTTGTCACGATCTTCAAATGCTTCTGTTAAGCCAACGCGATTTTTACTACCTTTAATAGGGGCACCTGGATAAGCAGAGAACACATTGTCACCAGTATCTCCTCGGATACATTTCAGGAACAATGCCCACTTGTGCCAATCTGTGGGTGCAACAAAGCTGGGATCATGTTTTTCAACTTTGATCTTGCTGTCACTCTTAACTGTAAACTTCAACGAACGGCCCTTGTCATCTTCTACCCCGTTAACAGTAAACAAATGATCAGTGATACCATTATAGAGACTGACGTTAGGCGCAACCAATTGCACAAAATCAGAATCTGAGCTTACGATCACATGTTCATCTTGGGGGTGTAAAGCAATCCAACGTGCAATGATATCATCTGCTTCTGCTGTGGCACAACGAATAACACTACAGTTGGTTTTTGTAGACAAGTATTTAGTCATCTCATCATATGTTTGCCAGAACAGGGTATCTTCTTCTGCTTCAGTTTCATTCATTGCCTGGCGTGCTACTGTGCGATTGGCTTTGTAAGGCTTGTATGCATCTTTGCGCCAGCTTCGACCTTCCAGTGCGAAAACCATGTGATCTGCGCCAAACTTTCGAGCCACTTTGTTTGCACTCATCATTGTGACTTGCAATGCAAACCCTAATTTAGTCCAAGTATCACTAGCACGGTGTGCCGAATGGCGGGCACGAAAAAACATATTAGATGTGTCAATTAGCACATATTTCATTAGAAGCCTTAGATTAACTGGTTACGAACAATGTATTGTAGCATATAATTTGCCCAAAAGCAATGAGCGTCTTTACCAAAATGCCACGAATCGGGTGCTACAGTTTGAAACCCATTTTGTTGTAATACAGAAGTGTACGTTCCTGCACTGCTGTAAGGATCAATGTAACTTGTGCCCCAATCATGCTGATCTGGGATGGTGCTAAAGTCGTTGTTACCATTAAAGAAAATGTGCGGAATTTCTTGATCTTCTAACTCAAGATGGAACTCCCAGATATTTTTGTGCCACTGCTGTGTGCAAATATGCCAGTCTACGTTGGCAACAAAGTTTTTATAACGAAGTTTCATGCTATCGGGAACATCGTCGATACCCGATGCATTGACTTGAAAATACGTACCGTTTTCGTCTTGCCATTCTTCTCGTTCCCATGTGCTCCATTGTATAACAACTAGTGCATCTTGATTACGTGGTTGTTTGAGCCATTCTCGGGTTGTTCTTAAAATACGATGGTTAGAACTTGCCGATTCAGCACCGCAATGAAAACTTGCTTTCAATGGCGTGCTTAATACTTTGCCCCAACTAACTGCTAGATTAGCAGGATGTGGGCTTCTTCCTAGATAAAATAATGCACCATCGTCCATTGCAAACGCATGGTTATTCATTGCTTCTGCTGCGGCAGTGTGGCTATCACCATTGACGTATAGTATTGTCATTTTATTTTTAATCTTATAAAGGTTGCCATCTTAGGATCATCAAATCTTGCTATTGTAAACATACGATACCTACTTCCGGCTCGAACGTCCCAACCTTCTCCGCCAATGCGATTATGAAGATAGAACTTGCGTGGACCAATATGCTTTTCACATTCTTGTGCAATCCGTTGCATACTAAATTCAAACTCTATTTCGATCATCTTGTTTTACTAATTTTACAACAACTGCAAGGCGTTCTAACATATCTGCTACTGCTGGCACATGGCGAAGTTTAAATGCTTCTTCTAACATGCCGACGGTGTCATGCTCAAAGTCGTTCATAAACTGAAACAAGTAGGTAGAACCATCTCCGCATATATTGGCTAATACTCCAGATTTGCTTTGAATACTTACAGTAGAACCTGCCTGGGGCGGAGATGAAAAGCTAATGGAATTTTGAGTAGCATGGTAATCAACACCAGGGCACTGTATAATTCCGTTAATACTAACTACCAGCATTAGCTAACTTCTTTGCGTCCGTTACCCAAATCTGTAGTTCTAACATAAATGCCCGAGTTACGCATAGCTTCTTCTTGTTCCCATGTTTCCATTACAACATGCCTGCACACGTTCTGGAACCAACGGTCTACGATATCAGCATCGGTGTCATCCTGTTTCATTTGATAGCCAGCACGGACTAGATTGCTAACAAACTTATCATTCCAATCTAACTCAAACGCACCTTGGTGTAAATTGTTTGGATCAATTTCCATGCTAACAATATTTACATAAGGTTCACCACGTTCGTTGGCTAACTCTTTTTCTGTTTTCTTTTTAGGCTTTGGTAAATCTACTACCTTAGCAGGCTCGGGTGCCTTCTTTTTAAATCTATCAAACAGTCCCATATTAAGTTCCTTTCTTAAACACAGGAATAGGATTCATCTTGTGCATATTGCGGGCACGAATCTCGCGATACTTTTTGAGTTGTGCTTTTTCTGTTTTGGTTAATGTGAGCGGATCCCATACACAGTTATCAGCTTGATCTAACGCCATAGCATGCTCCAGCTCTGGATAAGTCATGCCCAATTGACTTTCGTCAGTGCGACCGTCATCCCACAATCCATCAGTTGGCGGAGCATCGATAATCTCTTGCTCAATCCCTAGTTCACGAGCAATTGCCCACACTTCAGTTTTCAAGCAGTCCCCGATAGGAGAAATATCCACACCGCCATCGCCATACTTAGTAAAGAATCCAACACCAAAGTCTTCCACTTTGTTGCCTGTACCTACAACAATCCCGTTGTGGCATTGTGCAATTTGATACAGCGTCATCATACGCAAACGAGCACGTGAGTTAGCTGATGCTAGTTTGTAAGTATCGTAAGTATCATCTTCAATGCTGCAGAATGGATCTACTTTCTTTTCAAATGCCGAAAACACAGGAGTCAAGTCCATGGCCATGTGTGTGACATTGTCGTGACGTTCCATTAACCAAGCGGCATGCAAAGAGCTTCGCTTGTCTAGCTTCTTGTCTTGACGAATAGGCATTTGAACAACAATAGTTTTTATGCCTGTTCGGGCGCATAGTGCGCTAACAACAGAACTGTCAATACCTCCAGAGATGCCAACAACCAGTGTAGTGACCTTAGCCTTCTTGGCATAGTCCTTGATCCATTTTGTAATTTGTGCGTGTAATTTCATTATTTGCCCCATCCATTTCCCCACAAGTCAACGTGTAGTCGTGGACTGTAGTTGTAACCTTTGCTTAGTGCCCAGTCTGCTACCTTTACACGATTTTGTGCATAAGGAGTAACAACACCACCTTGTGGCATTACAAACACTGGACCATTAAAACCAACTGCACGATATTGTGCAACAGCCTTATCCACTTCTGCAAAGTGTTGTTCTGTTTCAACAACAAACTTCAAGTAAGTAAAGCCGTAGTCTTGGTACATGCGTACAATCTCCGGACGAATAGCTTCTTCCCACTTCTCGCCTGACGCACTCAGTTTAGGACTCACTGAGAATGTAACTTCGTTGCCAGCAATGTCGCCCCACTCAAGCAAGTAGTCAATAAACCTACCTTGCAGAGTTTGTGTACCATTTGTTTCAAATGTAATGTTACGCAAGTCTCCCATACGTTCATGACTCAGTAGTTCTGTGTATGCACGTTGCCAGCCTAACAATGGCTCACCGCCTGTGATAACCAAATGCACATCGTTGCCGTTGTCTTGCACCCAATGTTTATTAGGAGTTAGTGCTAGCATTTGATCCACTAGGTCTTTGGTCTCGACCATCGGACTCAGCTCTTTAAACGCAGGATGCCAACTTGCGTAGCTGTCGCATCCAGTATTAACAAGGGGTAGACTAGTAAAGTCCTTATACATCTGGATGTTC